AAAGCACGGGACTAAAGGGAATTAGACGCCATTGTATTCTATCTACGTCTAATTCCCTTTAGTCCCGTGCTTTGCTTACGCATGTTGTTGGTGGCGCATTTACTTTGTCGATGCCTTATCGGCGAGAATGACAAGCACCTTCAGATGATTCCACACGGCACGTTGATTCGCCTCTGACATAGACTCCCAATACTTGTCAAAAATCATGATTGCCGGTGAAACCTCGTTGAATTGCGCCTTAATCGTAGAACGTGCGAAAGCGATAATCTTCTCCTCGTCCTCGGCCAGAATAGCAGCCATGAGAGGATTCTTCACATACTCCACGAACAGGTCTAGGACCAGACGGGGATTTACCTTCTTTGCTCCCTGGATTGCCTCTAGACCCATCTTAATGTCACGCTCCTCGGGAAACGTCGCAGAAAGATCCTCAAAAAAAGAAACAAGTTTATTGTTAAATAGACCAAGGACAGTCGTCATTCGTCGTCTCTTTCTGTTATTATGAAAACCGCTTTAGATTTCTTTTGGACGCATACCTGTGGAATCGTCGGTGTGGGCCACAATACGCTTACTGCCGAGCAGGGGGCTGCCGCATTCCAGAATCACGGTTTTGTTTATATAAATCGAGTTGTTGGTCAAACATTTTCTCTTTCTTTGTCCTCGAGCCTGAAGAACCTGTCACGGCGCTCCCGCTTTGTCTATCTCCTGGCGTCGCTCCCCCATTTAAGAAACCAAATGCGCCAGGAATGGTCGCACCGCCATTTCCGCCGGTAGAAGTGTCAGAATCTACAAAGCTATACCCAGAGCTGCGATATCCCCCCATTTCATTTCCAATCCAAGATTCGGGTTCTCCACTGATGACAGCTGCGGCGCTTCCTCCTGCGCCTGAACCACTATTGGCTCCAGGCGAGCTCTTAGGCATATCTCTCATCTTGCGCTCGTATAACCAATTCATTACTTCTGTATCCGTCTTAATCGGTTCTTGTTCGCCGTTTATAACAAGTGTCGGAACTTGCTTTAGCCATTTCGGAAGCTGGGGGCGATTGGGACCAGGGTCTACGCAGACGAACTGGAATTCGGGCGCCCATCCAGTCTTCGCAAGCTCTTCTAAAAAAGCCTTGGACCACTTGTCCTTGTTGCTGTAAAAACAAATATGCTTCTTACTCATTTCTCTGATGAATAGGCGGTCAAATACATTATTTGGCAGAACGCAGCCTAAAATTGAAAGCCGGGGTGACTTATTAGAGGAAGTCCCAAATGGCCGCCCTAGATGATAGCGTGTTCCAAAACCTTGAGCAGGTGGATGAGAAGACGCTGAAGTTTACGATGAGTCCTGTGTCCGTTACGTATGCCAATACTGTGCGTCGTGCTGTCCAGACAGAGGTCCAGGTTCTCGGATTTCGTGCAGATATGCTGGATGACGGAAGCACTGCCGATGTGAAAGTGTATAAGAATACTACCCCGATGTCCAATGAGATGTTGGCTGACCGTGTGGGTCTTCTCCCCGTCCAAATGGCAACGCCGGCAGGAGCAGGCTGGGATAAGGAGTCGGTGCTCTTCCGCCTCCATGTGAAGAATGAGACGGACGACATTCGTCTGGTAACGGCTTCCGACTTTGAGTGCTTGAAGGCGTCTGCCGAAGCAGACGGAGGCCGAATCCAAATCCCTAATACTCAATTCTTCTATCCGAATCCTGTGACAGGCGAGACGTGTATTATCGCCGTGCTCAAGCCCATGGCCGACGGACAGGATCCCGAGGAAATCCACCTAGAGGCGTATGCGACACTGGGTAAGGGGCGTGAGCACACTCGTTTCAACCCTGTCGCACAATGCGCATACTCTTACACACGAGACGACGACGCTGGCCGCATCAAGGAGATGTGGCAGCGCTGGCTGACCCAGCAAAAGAAGGTTGATTCAAAGGACCTAGACAAGGATCCTGAGCGCAAGTCTGTGTTAGAGCGTGAATTCCGCAGTCTGGAGATTTACCGTTGCTTCAAAACAGACGGCAACGGCGAGCCGTATAGTTATGATTTCACGGTGGAATCGGTTGGAGTGGTGGAGCCGAACAAGATTATCTTTGATGCTCTGAATGCCGTTGCTACTCTCTGTGAGAAGTATGCTGCTCTGGATACTGGCGATTTGCCCGATTCAGTGGATATTCGCCCCGCTGATGCGCGTATGAAAGGGTTCGACTTCTGGTTTCAGGCCGAGGACCACACTCTCGGCAACCTCCTCCAGACTTGGCTCGACGACAACAAGGTTGCTGACGGCAATGTCAGCTTTGCTGGATACAAAGTCCCTCATCCTCTGCGTGATGAGATGGTTCTCCGAATTGGTGTAGAGGACGGCTCAGAGAACTCGGCACGTCTAGCAGTGGCGGAGGCGGCCAAGGCGTGTGCGGATATGTTCCGTGGTTGGGCGGCGCAGTGGTCTGGCACGACGGCGAGTGCTGGCCTGAAGACGCCGACATTTGAGGGCGATGCCAAGACGATGTGGCAGGGGCATGCGGCAGCAAAGACGGCAGGCAAGCGATAAATAACCATCCCATTATCAGATGGCAGCAGCAGCAGCAGCAATAAAATCGCTGCTGACGCCAGCAAATAAAAAATACGGGCTCATTGTTCTAGCGTGTATTTTTTTACTGTTCATCGGATTCCATGCGCTACAGTATCTCATATTCTATACGAGAGTCCATCGTGCCACCCCATATATGACATCCAAATACGTTGCTTCCTCGACTGTGTTAGAGGAGGATAAGAAAACAATAACATGGATGATACACATGTATCCGCCGGCACACAATGCTGGCGCAGAATGGATGGCGCACGCAATGAATAAGAGTCTCATTGAAAATGACGGATATAAGGTGAATGTGATTCTGAATTCTGCGCCCGTGAATGACTTTGAGAGAGTCCATATCATAAATAAGAATAGTCGCCAACTCGTAGATAATACCCTTTTACACAGTTCTGTCCTACTTTCTCATTTGGATATGGAGACAAATGCCGTCCAGACCGCGTTAAAAGCAAAGAGACCGCTAGTTTCCGTGATGCACAATAATTTCAGAAAGCATTTGATTGGAGAATATAGACGTATCCTACCTAAAAATTTCTATATCATCCACAATAGTCTCTGGCTCCAAGAGTATTATTCTCATTTTAACATTCCTTCTATAGTTGTATATCCGCCTGTGTATTGGAAGGAATATAACACGCCCACGAGTCGTGAATTTGTAACGCTTGTGAATGTGAATGCGAATAAGGGTGGTCAGATTCTAATCAATATTGCCAAAGCTATGCCTGATATTCAATTTGCGGGTGTAAAAGGAGGTTATGACGGGCAAATTATAAAGGAGGGTATTCCTAATCTGACGTATATGGAAAATACTTCGTATATAAAGAATATATATGCGAAGACGGATATTCTAATCGTTCCTTCCGCGGAAGAAACGTGGGGGCGTGTAGCAATAGAAGCAATGTCTTCTGGCATTCCTGTTATTGCGCATCCAACGCCTGGATTATTAGAGAGTTGTGGGTCGGCGGGAATTTTCTGCGACCGTGGCGATACTGCCGCGTGGGTTCGTGAGATTCGTCGCTTGAAAAACGACGAAGCGTGGAGAGAAGAGGTTTCGCAGAGATGTTTGGCGAGAGCGAAAGAGCTGGACCCTGCGCCCCAACTCAAGAAGCTGGCCACCTGGCTAAAAGGTCTAGAGTGGCGTGAGTAATCGTTTTGCTGCCGCGAATACCAGGCCAATCATAAGAATATTTGCGATACTTAATTTATTATTATATACTTTAGTTTCTTGTAAGAATCCTTCTAAGGATTTTTCCGAGATTTGGAATTTTGCCAGAACTTCCTCCGAAGAAAGAAACACGGAATTGTAATTCGTTTCTTGTTCCACAAGGTCGCTCTTACCTGGCCTTTGTATAGCAATATGCGGCGTCGTGCATATTAGCCGGATAGAAGGGTCATTCATAAAGAAAGCATCAATGACTATGGTCGAATTGCGAATACCGTTTATTAATTTATCATACGAAGATGCGGGATACAAACAAAAATGTGTCGTATATCCTTTCACACGGAAAAGTTGCGGATTGAACTGGAAAACAGACACATCTTTTACTTGTGTGCAGCCGCCTAGAAAAACATCGTATTCTGCTCGCTTATTCCAAAGAGATGGAAGAAACTCGGTAAAACGTTTTAGGGACTTGGTGGGCATCGTGTCAGAAAGCATACAATCATCCTCTAACACAAGAACCCATGGATATCCACGTTTTTTTGCTTCTTCCAACGCCTTCACATGAGATTTATTACATCCTCGCCATCCTGGCGAATCTTGAACAGCAGAGAGTCGTTCCAAGGGAGGCCAACCCACAAATTCTTTTTGGATTTCTGTCCAGCGGTCGGCTCTGTTATCAAGATTTATAACTAGAATTGGAGGGAACTCCATCTAATCTATCTCCTCAATCTTAGGACCGGTCGGCTGCTCCTCAGTGGGTCCTGTGGGCCCGCCAGCGCCCTTGTAATCCTGCGCCGCATCCGCATACAGCTTCACCATTGTAGGCTGAACCTTGTCCGTATACTCCTTCTGCTTATCCGCATACACCTCCTTGGTCTCCTCCTGGTGCTCAGACAGCCAAGCAATCCCCTCTTCCACGGTCGCCAACGCCGTCGTCGCATCCTCGCCCAGCTTCTCCTTCACCTTGTCCTCGTTCAATGAATTGCGCGCATTGTAGAGATAGCTCTCCAGCTGATTCTTTGCCTCTACACGCTCAAACTGCGCCTTGTCCTCCGCCTCGTGCTTCGCAGCCTCCTCTACTAGCCGCTCAACCTCCTCCTTTGACAGACGCCCCTTATCATTGGTAATCGTAATCTTCTGTGACTTGCCAGTGCTCTTCTCTAGCGCACTCACATTCAGAATACCGTTGGCATCCACGTCAAACGTCACCTCAATCTGGGGAACGCCGCGAGGCATAGGAGGAATGCCCTCTAGCTGGAACTTGCCGAGCAGATTGTTGTCTCTCGTGAATTGACGCTCGCCCTCATATACCTGGATGAGAACACCAGGCTGGTTGTCGGCATACGTGGAGAACGTCTGGCTCGCCTTCTTAGGAATCGTGGAATTGCGCTTAATCACCGCAGTCATGATGCCACCCGCCGTCTCTAGACCCAGTGAAAGAGGCGCAACGTCCAGAAGAATGATATCATCCGTCTTATCGCCTGACTTCCCGCTGCCCGTCAGAATGTGCGCCTGGACGGCCGCCCCGTAAGCCACCGCCTCATCAGGATTCACGCTGTCGTTCAGCTTCTTGCCACCGAAGTAATTGCTCACGAGCTCACGAATCTTGGGGATACGAGAAGACCCGCCCACCATGATAATCTCGTCAATCTTGTTCTTGTCGAGCTTGGCGTCACGCAGAAGACCATCTAGAGGCGCAACCGTGCGGCGGAAAAAAGAGTCGCACATGCTCTCGAACTTGGCGCGCGTCAGCACCGTCTGGAAATCCAGGCCATCCGCCAAGCTGTCGGCCTCAATCGTCGCCTGGGTGGCAGAGCTGAGGACACGCTTGGCACGCTCGCATGCCGTGCGTAAGCGACGAAGCGCCTTTGCGTTATTTGAAATATCCATCTTATTCTTCTTCTTGAACTCCTCGCAGCAGTAGGATACAAGAGTGTTATCAAGGTCCTCTCCCCCTAGATGGCAGTCACCAGCCGTAGCCTTAACCTCAAAAACACCATCGTCCAGCGTGAGGACGGAAATATCGTGTGTCCCACCTCCAAAATCAAATATCAGCACATTCTTCTCACCAGCGTCCTTGCCGAGGCGGTCCAGCCCATACGCCAGCGCCGCAGCCGTCGGCTCATTGATGATGCGCAGCACGTTGAGCCCAGCAATCGCCCCAGCATCCTTGGTCGCCTGGCGCTGAGAATCATTGAAATAGGCGGGCACGGTCACGACTGCGTCCTTTACCGTAGCGCCAAGAAACGCCTCGGCCGTCGCCTTCATCTTCTGGAGAACCGCCGCGCTAATCTCCTCAGGAAGAAACTGGTGCTTCTCGCCCTTCCACTCCACCTCCACCTTCGGTTTGCCGCCCACATTCACTACAGAAAACGGCCAGAGCTTCTTCTCGGTTTGGACGACCTGGTCATCAAACTTGCGGCCAATCAGACGCTTCGCATCAAAAACTGTGTTAGAGGGGTTTGACGAGGCCTGTGACTTGGCAGCATCACCAATTAAGCGCTCATCAGCAGTAAAAGCCACATAAGAAGGCGTCGTGCGATTTCCCTGGTCGTTCGCGATAATCTCTACCCGTCCATTCTGCCATACACCCACGCAGCTATACGTTGTCCCGAGATCAATACCTATCGCAGGGGCAGACATCGCAACAAGTTTCTGCGTTTTATCCGTGGCCAAGTTTTAGGCCAAGAAAGAAGAGAATGTTAGTATATACAAACCTTTTTACACTAGCAGGGAAATCAGCGAGAAATAATAAATATGTGTCGATGTTCTATATTTGGTTTTCGTATCTGAAGAAATACGCTGGCCTTGGTCCGAACGATACGGTGGGTGTCATACTGGACGAGAAAACTCTTGAGTATATAAATGACGACTCGAACCCCTATTTTTCTTATATAGCGAAAGATGTCCCTTTCCAAATTGAAGTATCTACAATGTTATCGTCGCCGACCAGTTTATCTGCTGGATGCGCAGAGAGATATAATAACCATCATTTTACACAATTCACGAAACATGAGATAAATGTATATTTGGACATTGATTGTCTAAGCATAAGACCTTTCCGTGAATTATTTGCTTCTGTAGATTTGAGTTCAGGTGAAGAATATTTGTTTGCTATGCCTGAGATTAATGATGACGGTATGACTGGTAGTAATTATGCGGGATATTTCGTAGAAGGGTGTCCTCTGGCTAAGAAAATGCCTGGATTTTCTTCAGGGTGGTTTGCTTGGGCCTCGCCTTCGGCCTCGCCTTCGGCTTGTCCCAATAGGGGACAAATCCGAGAATTCTTTGATACTGTGTCAAAGGGTGTTCTCGCATATGTGAATGAGCCATTATATACAGTGGATCAGCCGTTTTACAACTATGAGATTTATTTACGTTTATCTGGAAAAAAAGAGAGCACGATAAAAATCTGTGTAATGGATTCAAAGTTAGTAACTATCAATCCATTGGTTGAAGATTCTCGGTTATCCTTTTCGTTTTTTGCTAATTTTTGCGGTGAGCCTGGTGTGGAAGATTGCCACTTTTATAAATTATTGTCATTCATGTGCGTGGATTTTTCTAGACCTAGAGGACTGGCTCCTCTTGCTGCGCAGCAGCAGCAGCAGCAACAGGAGACGCAGAAGCCGAATCAGATGA